ACTTGACTCATATCAACCATAACCATGAAATTGGCACTCATACCTCTAAACAATGGTTCTTTGACCAAGTGCATTGTACCATGAACAGTTTCAATGGTAAATACCTTGTGACCAAATGCACCAGCTCGTTCTGTCATATTCATACGATGAGGCGATTGATTAACTGTAGTAGCACCACCACTTAAATCAGCAGCAGCATTAAAAGCCAAACTTGTGCTCAAGAATGAATCTTTGCCAAGCTTGTTAAAGAAACTAATTACAGGAAGACCTGCAAGAACTAACTTTTCACTTGCACCACCACGTGCCGGGTCGAACATTACTTCCATGTCTGAAAGCAATCTGTCATAGGTCAATTCAGAATCTTCTACACTTCTGAAGTAAGGTACTCCAGATGAGTATGAAAGAACAGAGTCGCCAATTTGCGCGACACCATTTTTTAGTATGTGACCAACAATACCTTCTGTGTATTGAATTGAACTTACTCTTGCTTTTTGACCAAACAATAAAGCTCTTTCAATATCTACCTTATGCTCACGAAGTTTTAGAGCCCAAATGCGCTCCCATTCGTTTGCATATCCGCGATAGCGTGTTGCAATCGCTGTGTTTGACATTTCGCAAGCCGTTTTAAAGATCTGCGTATAGCCGTAATCATCTTCAATTTCATTAGACCATGCATCGGGAGATGCTGAACCTTCTTGAAATGAAGTACCAATTACTTGACACATGTCATTGTTTGTTAAAACATCCTCGCCTGCAATAGCACCGCCAGAGTTAGTTAAAGCAGAAAAGTCAATAACTTTTCCAGTGAAAGTAGTAGAACTACTACCTACAACGGGACTAGTTTCAACTCTAACTAAAACCTGCGAGTAACCAGCCGCAGAGCCTGGTTTGGAACTTCCAGTAAGCGATGCTACTGAAAATACCATACCTTTTATTAAGAACCCAGGTGCGGTTCCACCAGATGCGCTTCCACCGGTTGTGCTATCTGCGTCAACTGTGAATGCGTAAGAACTGCCAGCCACAACCGTTCCCGGCGTAGAAGCTAGTAAGAAATCACGACTAGACCAATCGATTTTTGAACGATTTTCTAAGAATCGGAATACAGGATCATCCGTTGGTACTTTTGCAACCTTTGAAAGATATACAAAAAACGGTGATTCCTCTGGTGCCAATTCGGCAACCCGATCTGAGAAATCGTATAATCGACGGCGGTCAGGCGCTTGTCCTACACCAGCACTTGTGGTAGCAGCTGTAATATCATAACTGGATTTTACTCCTTGTGTAACAGCCATTTGTTACCTCCTATTTGATTATATTAATTAGGGAATTCTCCCTGCTTGCCCAGCTTGCAAAATTCTATCCCAGGCGGAATCCTGTTCACTCTTCCTTGGTGGTTCGCCACCTTGAAGAATTCCAGCAGTCCGTGGAATGCTTTGAGCTGCCTTAACTGCTTCCATATTCAGAGAAATATTATCAGTTCCCTTATTGTAGTACTTCCGATAAACATCAATTAACAAGTCAATTGGTAATTGATCCCTCGGTGTTGTAGCAAATTCAATAAAATCATTGATATCCTTTTCATCTTTCATATCGTAGCTATTAGATAACTCGCTGCGCAAATTCTGCAACGCTACTTGGCCTTGTAATTGAGACATATGTTTTCCAACTGCCTCATCTACTAAAGCCTTCTCCTGAGACGTCCTCATCTTATATGAGGCAGACTCCGGTTTATAATAGGCTTCCCATGGGTCAAAAGATGACTCGTCAACTGTGTCTGGATCATCTTGTTCACGTATAGTTTCCTGAGAATTTTTACCTTCTAACTTATCGCGCATTGCCTCAACAACGTCAGGTCTCGATTCGAGAACCTGTTGTAATTCAGACATCGGTTTAAGATTTTGATAGTCACCCTGAAGTTTTTCATAATCAGCCTTTTGCTTATCATACATAGACTGAAACTTCCTAGTCTCACCTTCCCAGTCAGTAGCTAAATTAACCTCAGATTCGTCACCTTCTTTAGTAATTAAATTAGGTATTCGTTTATTTCCTTCGTCAATTACGCTATCTTGAACACTTGGGATTTCAGATGCCAATTCAACATCTGGCATTGATGCTTCCAAGCCTTCGCGTGTTGTTTTACCAACACTTTCTTCAACTACACTATTTTGCACTTGATCTTCCATATAACCTCCTTTTAGATTTCTTCTTTAATTCGCGACACCCGTAGATACCGCGAAGAAGTTAAACCTATGATTATTGTTTATTTTGTGCGCTCCTATTTTTCGAGGAACTCCCTTTATTCGCCTTTTGTACAGCTAACGCAGCTTCGGCACGAACATCTGCTTTATCAATCACACCCTCTAGTTATTTGACCTTCTAGTTGTTGTATGTGTGACTGCATTTTCGCCATCATACCTTTGCGTTGCAATACACCTTCTTTGTCGTAGATCTCTGTTTTCTTTAAGACCTCGACATCATCTATCAATCCTAACTTATACGCATCAAGATACATATGGTACTCTGCTATCTTGTTTGACGGTAAAGTCGATCCTGATATAATACGAACATCATGCTGACCTAATGATATATCATTATCAATCGTCTGCAGTTCGTTGGTTTTGTCATCATACAACCTATTATTAACTGCAAATTCAGTTAAATCATTATTAGGTTGCACGATTCTAAATGTTTTTTGGAATGTATAATGTCCTTTTGCTATATTGTATATACATCTTCCAAGTTGGTTTAAGCTTCCCTCTATATCTTTCAATTTAGAACGACCACGGCTTTCTCCCATTTCCGAAAGCATAGCTGTTCCCCTTGCTGTATCGGGAGCTTTTTCTCTGAATCCCTGCATTAACTCAGGAATTCCAAAATTTAAATCTATATAATGCTCCACCCTATCTATTAAATGATAAAATTCGCCAGCAAGCGGTTGTGGAGCTGGAAAGTGTGGTTCTCCAAATTCTGGATTATATTCTAATACAGCATTTGGGTTAGCCCAATCTTTTTCTAATTGACCAATGTCATCCACGCTTCCCTCTGGAACAAGAAGCTTAAGACCAGCTGATGCTTGGGCGTGGCTTAAGGTTAAAGAAAAAAGCTTATTAATTAGCCTTTGTGAGTCTTTAACCTTTGATACATCTGATTTTGGATAGGGTGTATTTGTCCAAATATTTGGGACTGGTATTACGGGATAAACATCAGTATTGAGGACTTGTTGATAAAGTAGGAACTGCCCCATTGTAGCTGTGACTTGAATGCGTGTTTGCTTTATTTCAACAGCTTCTACCAGCCCCGATTCTATTAAATGTGAATCTTGACTTACAATCTGCTCGAAAGTTTCCATATCAACAACTTTTTCTTCACCGCTTTGCTTGTTAAAGAGTCTGTAGTATGGAACCTTAACTTTCTCAAATCTTTCAAGTATTCTATATTTTTCATACCCAAAGTTATCTGAATCTTTTACTACATCTGGAGTAAATGATCCTGAAGAATTTTTTCTACTTGAAGACGGATAATCATCTTCTTGTGTCATGGTATCTATTTCCGATAAAGATTCTTCTATTTCTGGGTATAAAGAAATAATCTGATCTTTTGTAAGCACCGTGGATAGAATAATAGAAGATGCATCATCAAAATATCTATTTCTAGATGCTGGGTC